TGACTTTTCTCACCTCCGGTAACGTCATAGAAAAAACTGGAAGGTTGCTGTCTTGTCGCATAAAGAAGGCAATCAACGCAGTTGTTACAGCCGGTATACCAGCCCTAATGCCTTCTATGCTAGATAAAAGTAAAGCGCGAGTCACCGTTCCAAAAGATGCGGTATCTGCAATATGCTGCGATCTCCATGCAGCGTCGAATTCCGGAGCAGCGCTGGCGGTAAAAGCTCCTAATGCAATAAGAATCAATCTACCCCATGCAATATTCATTACTTAGCTCCTGCACTTATTACTGGCGGAACACTAAAAATTCCATTCGGTCCCTTATACGATGGATCTAATCTCGTCCATAATTGCAGTCGAACCTGATCGTACCAGTCTCCCCAGAATGCTCTTCCAACAATCGATGGATCATCGTAGTTTTTTAGTGCTATCTTTCTGGCTGCATAACATGGCAGCGCTTGCATAAGAAGATCATCACTAATAAATGAAAAACTTCCAGAACCTTCAGTTATTGCAGTAGGTAATCCAGCCCCACGCGCAGTAAATGCAATTGACGTTGAAGGCACAGCATAGAAACCAATATTGTTATAACCAGCTTCGTACCAATATGTTGGCTCACCAACCGTCGTTGTATAACTCAAATCGTAAGAACGTAATTCATTTTCTCCGCATCGGGTAAGTGGGCTTGCATTAGCATTAATGTGAACTGTTATAGGAAAAGCCATTGCAGATGAACTAAAGTCATATGTTCGTCCGGTATGCGATGCAACAGTTAATGTTGTCGGAAGATAAACACAAGTGCGACATAATTCAAACGCCGCATCATTTAGATATTGCAATATGCCAGCATTATTTGTAGATGTAGTTCCACCGACGCCGTCTGGTATTTCGGCAACTACTGTGTCACCTGTTTCATTTAAAAGCCGAATAACTTCATTCTTTAACTCAGGAAATGCTTTAGCCACTACCTTGCCCTCCGGCCATAAGTACTAGCAAAATTATCCACCATTGACAGGCGATCTGTGTATTCATTTTTAAATATTTGATAGCCATTCATGTCGCCCATTTGCATAGAGCGAGCTTGCAACACTGCATAAACTAGGCAGTCATGTGCAACTTCAGGTAAGGGGCATTCAGTAGCGTCTGTATTAGGCAACGCCGTTCCATTACTGTCATAAGCCCAGTTATCGCCCGGTTGTGCGTAACCTTCGATTAGTAATCCATTGTTTACCAAAGCAGTAGTAGCAGGATAAACACTGATGTTATTCATACCCCTGAACACTACTATCTCAGGACGATCATCATCTGGCAGATTACGCCAATAGTCAATGTACTGATCTTGATAATCAAATACACGTATTTGCTGATATTCACTCAATGTATCTAAGACTTTAATTACTTTAATCTTGTATATATCTGGTGCGCAATAATCATTCACACCGACTGCAAGATCCAAATACCGACGACCAACCAGACAGTCGGTTTGACGAGCTATCTGGTTGGCCTGTTCGATAATTAAGTAATCTAGGCCAAATGGATCACGGTCTGCATCAGTGCCAAAGTAATTCCTACCCAGCATCCTTACATTACGTTTAATTTGACCTAGATTCATAATTAAAGGTTACCTTCACGTCCAGTCTGGATGTGCATACGAGTCACGTTAATAGCACCTCCAGCACGAATTGCCGATGCTGCAATCCTGAGCCTTAAGAATTTAGCATACGACTGTAGATTCAACACAACCATTTCGTTACCAGTAGTAGCAGCAGCCGTGTGAACAAATGACGACAACAGAGTTGTTGCGGATGGTGTAAATCCACTAGTGTCAGAACCATGCAACTCGACAGTTAGTGTGTCATTTACGGTTAAACCACTGTAGTTACCTCCAAACTGTACATACAGCGGATTAAGGATTTGTCCGCGTACGAAATCGGAAGCATTAACAGCGCCGTCAGCGTTGGCATCCATTGCTGCGCCAGTAACACCGTTTTGCACTAATCCACCGTAATCTAATTGGGCGGAAATAGCTACTGCAGATCCAGATGTACCAGTAAAGTTCATAGCAACTACACCACCAACGGATGCAGCTGGGATATTTAACTGGTTAATACCACCAGCAGCAACAGGATACGAGAATGTAAGTTTTGCATCTCTCATTGTTATTCTCCTTAGTTTGTCGCAATGCGTAAACGAGCAATTGATCGAACATTTGGCATCCAAAGACCCATACCCCAATCAAACAGTACGTTGTGCATAATTCCATTTTCCTTAGACTTACCTAAGTATTCTGGTTTGAATGGGCCAGACTGCCATCCTTGTACATATCCAGTTCCATAACGTACTGCGTAAATATCCGCAAAGTTAGCTGGAGCAGAAATAACAGGCGTAGTGCCGTCCAACTTACGTCCAACAGTACGAATCTTAGCAGCTTTGTAACTATCAACTGATCGATCGAATGCATCGTTATCGGTGCTAAAACCTGTTCCAGCACCTAATAAACGAATGACAGATTCAAATCGACGTTTTGTGTCCTCATTCATATACAGCACAACGCCTGTGCCGTCTGGCGCATTCAAGTTATCAAACAACTCTTGCATTGCAGATAACGCACCGTTAGCCTCAACAGCCGAATATCCACTTGATGTATCTAATGAAGCCGATGTAGACACAGGTGCAATTAAACAGTCTGTTGGAATATCATAGTCAGCACGATGATCTAATCGATATTTAAGTCCGGGAAAACAGTCTGGGCTATTACCAGCAGTAGCAGATGTTGGGTCGTTATTAATGAACTTGTCATTAAAATCGTATGCAAAACCTTCCATAAAAATCTTGATCTGTGCTTCCACTGGATCAATGATATTGTTTGGCTGGTCGAGCAAACGACAGTCAACAGTGATCTTGTTACGGATCAGATACATCTGCTCTTCGTACGATTTTGGCTTACCCTTAATTGCATTTGGCTCACCGTTGATAGATGACCAAGTTGGAGTTGGGATAGTGCCAGCCTCATTTGTGTACCGTACACCGATCTGTCGTAACGACGGCGATGTATAAAACGGGATGTCCTTAATTGCATTCCATGTCTGGTGCAAAGACATGGTGATCTCTTTTATTACGGGATCATTTGAAAGGACAGCCTGATCTGCGAGTGTAAGTGCACCATTGAAGTCAATAGCCATTTTTCTACTCCTACCGGATTCCTAGTAATCTTGTGATACTGGACATTCGGTTTTGTTGATTTGATTGCTGTGGTGGAACTACTGGATTAGCAGAATCACCACTGCCAATAGGTGTTGGAGATCTTTGTTGATTTGCTACCATATCCACAAGTTGAGGAACGAGAGATTCAACAAGACCTGTAACCTGCCGATGGACAGCAGATGCAGCATCCATGGGATTCATACCCTGCTCGATCAAACTATCCATTACATCTACAGCACGAGATGCATATGGAAACTGCTGTAGTGCTTGTTCGCGTTGCTGCGCCATCATATAGGTATTCATTTGACCAACAACTTGGTCATAACGATATTTCTGTATTTCGGCATCTGCTTGAATGCGAGCCATTTCTGGATCCATGTAGTTGTTGTTAACCTCATGGTTCCATCGCTCACGAATTTGAGATTCTAGACTCTGTTGTTGCTGCTCTTGATATGCGCGTTGCACTTCGGCTGCAGAACTAAAACCACTCTCTTCAAACTGCCGAATAACATCAGCCCATTTAGAGTACGCTTCTTGCGCACTACGTAGCTGTTTAGCTTCATCGTTAACTTCTTTGAAGCGCTCGTATGGAACATTTCCCGGTTGTTTCTCCGGCAAAACACTGTCCAGTAATTGTTTTTTTACTCGCTCTTGTATAGAACTTTGATCAAAAACATCTGCTACTTGGTCACTGGGAGTACTTACTTGCTCTGTGGATTGATTTAACGCCATGCTCCCACTTTCGCTGGGATCGGCGTTTTCCCTCACGAAATCAATTAAAGCACCACCTACATTGCCCGTTGCCGCTGCTGGCGAATCAGCGGTTCGTGTCACCATCTCTTCGGACATAAACACTATACCTCTATCTTTTTAAAAGATGCCACCCATTTGTGGTGGTTGTTGTCCACCCATCTGTGGCGGTTGCTGCGCACCCGATTGTGGCAACATTGATTGAGCTTGTTCCATTGCCTGTGGCGGAAGCATACTCATGTCATTACTGGGCATGGCTTGATCCTTGCCTAGTTCTGTTACTGCATAATCCTCATTTTGCTGAGCCTCAATACCTGCCTTTGCAGCAGCTAACGAGATGTCGGCTTCAAGCTTGGCTTGAATAATTGCCTGTTGCTTTTGAATTTCAATCTGGGCTTTAGCTTGTTCAACTTCTGGATTAAACTGCTCTTGCTTAGACTGTGCTTCTATCATTGCTTGTTGCTGTGCCATTTGAGCTTGCTGAGCTTGCATCTGTTGCATCTTTTGAGCCTGTTGGTCTAAATGTTGATATATGCGAGATGCATTTGGAATATTGGCTAATTCAATAAACAAACGGTTTGTATCTGGATCCATCGGATCACCAAATACACCCATTTGCCTTAACGCAACTAACTTCTGCAATTTTTGATCTGGACTATCATCCATCGATGAGCCGGGGATGTAAACAATACGATATTGCCCGCCAGCACGTAATGCATCAAATCTCATGATGCCTTGACGGATCTGATCCTGTGGCAACATCTTCCCTTGAATATTTCCTACAAATGGGACAATAGCGTATTGCTCAATAAGGGATACTTCCCATTCTTTAATTTTTGATGCACTAATTTCAATGTCGGCACGAATGTAACTATGCTGAGTGTTATCACTGCGCTGCAATAAACGCACTGATTCTGCTGGTGTACCCGCACTAGCTTGCCCTTGACTAACATCGTGCAGTCCAGCAACATCCATCATGTCTTTCTCGAGCATCTGCAATAATGGAAATAGGTCAGATCCAACTCCGGGTGCACGTTGGATAGCTGGCGGATGGCTTCCTCGCTTATAATTTATGCGTCTGTAAATACGATTTTGATCATCAACACTGTCACTGGTGTTATCGTAGGCGTCGGCTCCAACACCACTTAAATTTTCAACTAAGATGTAATCTTTTTGATTTTCAAACTGTTCAATTAAACGTGAATACACACGGTTGTAAGTCAACTGCAATGAACATAAATCCCAACCAAGGCTATATCCATAAGGTGTGCCACTGCGGGGTTGCCATCGCAATGGGATAAACGGAAATGAATCCTTCTTTTTATATGGCCACACACCAGCATATAGCAAGCAGCTATTTGTACTAACTATATATCTACCTTCTGGATAAAGCGCAGTGGGTTTTTCCCAGTATTCGTATACAACCGCAGCCTGTCGTTTAGTATCCTGATTAACAAGATTTGCTGGGGATGGTGGCATCCACCCTCTGCCATTACCATTGCTGCCATCTATGTATGCATCGACATAGCTACTGTTAGCACCTGATTGGCCATCTGGTTTGACTAACTTCCCATCTTCGCCATACTTATCTACAAACCACGACAGAGGTTTAACTGACGCATGAATCATCCACCTAATATCTGAATCACGTTTTGCTGATGGATCAAAATACACATCGAATGCTGGGAGTATCTGTTCAACGATATCTCCGACTTTCATTGACGTGTGACCAACAATCTCGGTACCAGTTGCGTCCATTTGAGGAACAATCTGTTCTTGGCTTGAATCCCAAAATATTTTTAAAAAAGATGTTCCACTAACACAAGCCCACCGTACTCGTTCTTTAGTTTGTGTTTCACGATCAAATTT